TGCCTGAAAGAGTTCCATATGTTACTGATTGCCAAGGATAGCCAGTCGGTGAATAAAGATTATCTGCATTAGGCATATTATATTCCTAAAGTTACTTTAATTGAACTTAGTTTAGGTAGATAAATCTGTAGGCCAGCTATCATATCAAAAACAGGATCTTGAATAACTTGAGGATTTCTTACAGCAAATACCCACCATAAACCTACATCACCGTATAAGTCAAAAGACAATAAATCGGGTCTAAATTCATAGTTTTTAGGAATGGTATATAAAATATCATCTACTTCTGAAGGTATCTGTCTCCAGTTTATAACATCCAAATAACCATACGCTTGATTTGTTGTATAATACGGACTTAATGAGTTATAGACAGCCATTATAATAATCCTTTTTGGCGTTGAGCAGGAGAACCTATCCATCCTGATACTGTATTGTCAAGCATTTCCTGTCTACTGTACATAGGTTTACATTGTAGAATTATAGTAGATTTGGTAGGAACTGATGCTTCTAGAAATGAAGGATCGTTCAAATAAAAATAATCTACATCATTTGGTAAATCTATTTTAAAACTTTGAATAGCAATAGGAACGCTATCTAACATAAAAGTTCCATAGGCATGTAATCTACAAATGGGCGGCGGACTACCAGCTAGATTATCACTACCACCAAATCTACCTTTAGTCAATGCTCTTAACAAATGCACAGTTGAAAGATAAGTTACAGCATCTGTAGTATTTTGTACAGTGAAAACACCTTGAATACTAATGTCACCTACATAACTGCTTTTATAAAAGTTGATTGAATAGTTACTATGAATTGGGTTTTCAGTAGCATAATCGGCTTTGTGTTCAAAACTAATTTGAGGAGTGTATGGAAAAATAATGCTATTCAGTGATTTTAAATTGCCGCCAGCGCCAGACGTATATACTGCTGATTGATATAATGTAGGTACTTGAATTCTAACTCTCATATCTTGAGTTTTTTTATTAGCATTAGTAACTAAAGGAGTTTGTAACTGTACACCTACTTCAGCACCCGGAATACTTTGTGCAGGTCGAGCAGCGCCACTGGCTGTAACGGTACCTGCAGGATTTTTAGCAATAGCCGCTAATACATTAGCATTATAGTCTGAAGCACCAACCACAGGGGCGTTGGCTACATCTGCTGTAGGTGTATTAGATACAAATTGATAGTTTCCGTAAAGGGGCATAAATATTATTCCTTGATATACTATTTAACCTTAAATAAAGTGCTAATATTTTAAAGATTCGGTTGACACTAGCAATTTCCGTGCTAAACTAAAAAAGTTAGGAAAATAATAACAATATGACAACAACAACTATCGCGCCGACCGGCAGAAAGGTAAAATACTTAAACAACAGAGACTTATTAGCAGAAATTCATCGTAGTAAATGTTCATTTTCAAGTTTTTTGCAACCTGAATATCAACAACACGATATCATTTTAACAAGTCTCGACAAGGTAAACATTAGAACTATAGCAGATGCCAAACGTGCTCGTGCTAAAAGACTAGGTTTACAAGCATTTGCTCAAGCAAGAGCAGATGGCGATAAGAAAATCAAACTAGCAGAATGTACTCCTGATTATAAAACTATCGCAAAAACAGATATTGTAATCAGAATAATGACATTCGATCATATCCCGCTTGCCCCGGGACGCAAGAAGACTGTTAAAAATCGTGCAGACAGTCATGAAAAAGTAAACTTTCCTCCTTTCCAACATTGGAAGTTTAACGACGAAGGCGAACTAATGTGTGTAGGTAAAAGCCATTGGAAAGGTCCTATCGAAACTGGTAAGTTTAATAAAGAACACGGACGCATTACTGAAAATCTTGGCAAAATGTTTATCAAACTCAGCGAACGCTATGCCCAACGTAGCAACTGGCGTGGGTATACTTATGTCGATGAAATGAAAGGACAGGCTATTCTTCAACTAAGTCAGATTGGACTACAGTTTGATGAATCAAAATCCGAGAATCCATTTGCCTACTATACTGCCGCAGTAACAAATTCATTCACTCGTATTCTAAATATTGAAAAGAAGAGTCAAAATATTCGCGATGACTTGTTGGAAGAAGCAGGATTGACTCCAAGTCTAACAAGACAAAACAGCCAAGAGTATGCCGAAGAAATTGCTCGCCAAGCAGAACTATATAAAAATATGCGTATGCCTAAGAGCGAAGATATCTCGGACGAAGAAGAGCTAGAAAACGAAGACATTATTACTTGACCTTTAGTATTGTACACGCTATACTTTTTATAGGAGAACTATAATAATGGGTCTATTTAAAAAAGTGGCATGTTTCACCGACATCCACTATGGTCTAAAGTCCAATTCATCAACACATTTACAAGATTGCGAAGAATTCGTAGATTGGTTTATTTCAACCGCCAAGGAGCAAGGGTGTGAAACTTGCATTTTCCTTGGCGATTGGAGTCACAACCGAAACAGCCTAAACCTATTCACATTAGATAGTAGTCTACGCTGTTTAGAAAAACTAGGTGCTGCCTTTGAGCAGTTTTTTTGGTTTCCCGGCAACCACGATTTGTTTTACAAAGACAAGCGTGATATTCATTCATCGGCCTTTGGTCGCCATATTCCAGGAGTTACCGTCGTAGAGGGTATAACAACTCTTGATGATGTCACCCTAGTCCCGTGGCTTGTCGGGGATGAGTGGAAGGAAATGAAAAAGTTGAAAAGCCGATATGTGTTTGGACACTTTGAACTGCCGTTGTTTTATATGAATGCTATGGTACAAATGCCCGACCACGGTGAATTAAAAGTTGACGACTTTGACGGTCCTGATTATATTTTTTCGGGACACTTCCATAAACGACAGAATAAAGGCAAGGTTTGGTACATTGGTAATGCCTTTCCCCATAACTTTGCAGATAACTGGGACGATGAACGTGGCATGATGATCATGGAATGGGGCGGCGAGCCTAAATTTATTAACTGGGATAACTGTCCTAAGTATCGAGTACTCAAACTTAGTGAGATGATTGATAAGAAAGACACAATCATGAAATCTAAGATGCATTTAAAAGTAAACTTAGATATCCCTATTAGTTTTGAAGAAGCAAACTATATTAAAGATGAGTTTAGTAACCTTTACGATATCCGAGAACTTAGTTTGATTCAGGATAAAAGTAACTCTAACGGAATGATTGATGAAAACACTGAAACTATGTTTGAAAGTGTTGACCAGATTGTTACAGATGGATTGATTAATTTAGAAAACGGTCAAATGGATAAAAGCATTTTATTGAAGATTTATAACGAACTATGAGCTTTCACATTAAAAACCTAACTGTAAAGAACTTCATGAGTGTGGGTCAAAATACCCAAGCCGTAGATTTCGAACAAGGACATTTAACTCTAGTGCTAGGTGCTAACCTTGACTTAGGAGGAGATGATACAGGCTCACGTAACGGTACAGGTAAAACTACCATTATCAATGCTTTGAGTTACGCACTCTATGGTCAAGCTCTTACAAACATCAAGAAAGAAAACTTGATCAATAAGATTAACGGTAAAAATATGTTAGTCACTGTAGAGTTTGATAAAGGCGGAAATACATATCGTATTGAGCGTGGGCGTAAACCAAATGTGCTTAGGTTGTTTGTTAATAACGATCAGTTAAAAACTGACGAAACAGATGACGATGCTCAGGGAGATAGTCGAGAAACACAAAAAGCCATCGAACAAATGTTAGAAATGTCACACACCATGTTTAAACACATTTTGGCATTGAACACTTATACAGAACCTTTTTTATCAATGAGGGCTGCGGATCAACGAGAAGTTATCGAACAACTGCTCGGCATTACGTTGCTTAGTGAAAAAGCAGAGTCACTAAAGGCATCAGTTAAAGAAACTAAAGATGCAATTGTTGAGGAGACTGCTAAAATCGAAGCAACTAAACGTGCTAACGAAAATATTCAAAAAAGCATTGACAGTTTGATCACTCGTAGCAATGCTTGGGAAAATAAAAAAGAACAAGACTTAAACTCGTTGATTAAAAGTATCGAGACTCTAGCAACTGTTAATATCAACCAAGAATTAGATTTACATGCTCAGTTGAAAGTATGGGAAGATAACAACTCTAAGATTACAAGTCTACAAAAACAAAAGGCCACATTAGAATCTGCACTGATTCAAGCAGAAAAGGCTTCTGACAAGTATCAACGAGAATTAGAAAAGTTACAAAATAAAACATGCCCTGCTTGCGAACAGGATCTTCATGATCACAAACATGAAGAAATGAACGCATTAGCACAGAAACATTACAACGAATCTTTAGAATATGGTGTTAAGATTGGCAACGAACTTATTCCAGTTTTAAATGAACTGGAATCTATCGGTGATCAACCTAAGCGTCCTATTACGTTTTACGACACAGAAGCAGAAGCATTAGGTCATAAAAACAACTTAGATAGTTTAGAAAAACGCCTAACTGAACGGGCAAATGAAAACAATCCCTATGCTGAACAAGTTGAAGAACTGAAGAAAAGTGCTTTACAGGAAATCACATGGGATGTGATTAACGAACTAACTAGTTTAAAAGATCACCAAGAATATCTTTTAAAACTGTTAACCAACAAAGATAGTTTTATTCGTAAACGTATTATTGATCAAAATTTAAGTTATTTGAACAAACGATTAGGTAACTATATTGATACATTAGGATTGCCGCACCGTGTGATATTTCAAAACGATTTGAGTGTTGAGATTACACAGCTAGGTCAAGACTTAGACTTTGACAATTTAAGTCGAGGCGAACGTAATCGACTGATACTTTCCATGAGTTTTGCTTTTAGAGATGTTTGGGAAGGATTGTATCAAAGTTTGAATTTATTGTTTATTGACGAACTAGTAGATGCAGGTATGGATAGTGCTGGGGTTGAAAGTGCTTTAGCAGTATTGAAGAAAATGGCACGTGAACGAAATAAGAACATTTTCCTTATATCTCATAAGGATGAATTAGTCGGTCGTGTAAATAACGTGCTCCGAGTGGTAAAAGAAAATGGTTACACCAGTTACTCCGCAGGCGAATGAACCAGCTATGGCTCGGTATCTTGAGCTGTATTCAGAATATATGTCAATGGTTATCGATATACATAACTATAATGCAACGTTTCTGAAGTTCGCAAGAGTTAGAGACGAAGAGGTAATGAACATGCGTAGATTATATAAACGTATGAGACATTTATCTCATGAGTTATGGCAAGCCAGTTTAGAAGCAGATCATGAACATTGGAAACTGCATCCAAAAAAATCAGGACCAGTAAAGAAAAATAAAGATGTGGAAGTACCAGGGAGAAAACGTGGAAGGCCTGCCCGATGATTGTGTCGGGTTTGTCTATTTGATTACAAATTTAACCACTGGTAGAAAATACATAGGCAAAAAATTAGCAAAGTTTAGTAAAACAACTTATAAAACTGTTAAACTAAAGAATGGCACAAAGAAAAAGAAGAAGATCAGAAGCAAAATAGACAGCGACTGGCAAACATATTATGGATCAAGCGACGAACTTAGTAAGGACGTTGCGAACTTAGGCACAGAAAATTTCAGCAGAGAGATATTATACTACTGTCGTAGTAAAGCAGAATGTAGTTACATTGAGGCCCGTGAACAATTCGACCGCAAAGTACTTGAATCTACAGACTACTATAATGGACA